TCAGCGGATTCCGGTTAAAAAAACGGATACGGCGATTTATCTACTGGACGGTCAGCAACCCCGGCGGCGGGGTCAAATTCCGGGATTTAAGGGATAATTATGAAGATGCCTTTTCTAAAATTTTTCACGCGCGACTGGCAGGCTGATCCTGAGCTTCGGTTGTGCTCTTTGGAGGCGCGGGGATTGTGGATTGAAATGATCTGCATTATGACCTCGGCGAAGCGTCGGGGGTACCTTGAGTCACCCCAAGGGTCACCTTTAAACGACGAACAGCTAATTCGTTTAATCGGCACCTCTAAAGATACCCTTTATGGGTGCAGGAAGGAACTTCTTGAGGCGGGGGTTCCGTCGATTGAGGATGAAACGGGTATAATCTATTGCCGCAGAATGGTTAAGGATGATTGGAAATCAAAAAAATGCTCGCAGGCTGCCAAAACCGGCGGGGGAAATCCGGCTCTAAAAAACAGCGACACAATAGAACCTATATATATTCCAGAAGCCAGAAGCCATATAAGTATAAACGCCACCTTTAAAGGTGTAGATTCGGCGGCTGCGGCGAAGGTTGAGGAGATTCTCAACTGCCGGGATGAATTCAACCATCTTCCGCAAGAAGCCTTTTTCACGGCCATCCACAACAACAAAGCCAATCCGCTGTTTGAGCAGAATCACGCCGACTTCGTTTTTTCTATGACGAATGCCCGGACACTGCCGAAGTGTCCAGTTACGGCTTACATTGCGTTTTTAGAAAGCACAGGGAAGCCGGGCACCACCAACCCTCCACAAGCTACAAAGCGTCCCGGCCGCCCAAAATTTGATTAAACGGAAGGAAAACCATGCCAAGAGTAACAGAAAAACGAGAGCACGTTGTGACCTGCCCCAAGTGCGGGAACCAGCAGAAGACGAAGGCCGTCACCGGGTTTAAGTGCAGGGATTGTGGTCATTTTTTTGCGTTGCGCGGGACGCAAAAAAAAATGCGACCGCCGTTTGATCACTTTATCACGGTTCCGCTGGCGGGGTATTGCTCTGATTGCGGGTTGATGAGGATGGAAAATGAAAAAAAATGCGCGCGGTGTGGCGGGACGGGGATCACGAATGTGGCTCCGCCGGATTCAAAACTCAGGATTTGCGTCGGGGATGAGCTCCAGCGGTTTCAGAGAAGTTATCAGGGGTGAAAAAGATAGGAATCAATGAATGAGTTGGCACTTTTCGCAGGCGCTGGAGGCGGCATTCTTGGAGGAAAACTCCTGGGATGGCGAACGGTGTGCGCGGTTGAAATTGATCCCTTTTGCGCCCGACGACTCTGCCAGCGGCAAAATGAAGGACACCTGGCACCGTTCCCCGTTTGGGATGATGTTTGTACCTTCGACGGAATCCCTTGGCGCGGCGTTGTTGACGTGGTTTCTGGCGGGTTTCCCTGTCAGGACATCTCCGCTGCCGGAAAAGGCGCCGGAATCACCGGAAAGAGATCGGGGCTGTGGACGGAGTTCGCGCGAATTATCGGTGAGGTACGACCGCGATACGTCCTCGTGGAAAACAGTCCGCAGTTGCTTACGGCCAGAAAGCGTTGGGCCTTACTCATCCAAGTGGTGGCTTCTCTCTTTGGGAGAGTTCGGCTGCGCGAAGTCGTTGCTTTGCGATCACAGCCAGACGCTCTTCGAGTCTTGGGAGACCTTACCGAAATGGGGTTCGATGCGCGATGGGGTGTTGTCGGAGCACACCACGCCGGTGCTCCGCACAAACGCGACCGAATCTGGATTGTGGCCGACGCCAACGACACAGGACAACATTCAGCTCAAAGGAAAAGACAAACGCGGAACGACACTCGGCGGGGCCGCTCGATTCTGGCCGACGCCGAAGGCGAGCGCGGCGGGGCCGGACTTTGCGAAGCTGGATCGCTCCTCAACGGGGATCAGCCTGCAAACGGCGGCGGCGATGTGGCCGACCCCCTGCGCGACGGATCACAAAGGGGCGGGGAAAAACGGCCAGCTCCACGACCGGCTGGATTATGCGGCGGAGCGCGGTGCGACGAAGAGCAAGACCTATCCAACCCCGAAGACGAACGGCTTTTGCGGGGGATCGGGAGCGGCGGCGAAGATTCGGCAGAACGCGGATCTTTCGACGGAGGAGAAGCGGTCGATGCTGGCGGGCAATGGTGGGCAACTGAACCCGGATTGGGTCGAGTGGCTCATGGGGTGGCCGCTCGGGTGGACCGACTCAAAGCCATTGGCAACGGCCAAGTTCCGGCAGTGGTTCGACTCGCATGGAGGGTGCTGAGTAATGTTCAATGATCAATTTTCAATAATCAATGTTTAAGGTGGTGAAAATATGAAGATACATAAAATTGGATGGTTGAATGTTCCGGGGTTCGTGCCGGAGAGCTGGAACCCGATTGTGGGGTGCTCGAAGGTTTCTGAGGGGTGCGAGCATTGCTACGCCGAGCGGCTGGCGCGGCGGCTGGCCTCGATGGAGACGGCTGGCTACACGGACACAACGGGCCATCCCTGCCTTTTGGAATGGAAAACGATGAAGAGACTCGGTCCAGTTGCGCAGGTTGTGGCTCTGGTGCTGTTTGTTGCGGCGCTGGGCGTGGATGTTTTGGTTTTTAATGCGCTGGTGGAACCGCAGAAGCCGGTCAGGGAATTGAACGGCTATCGGCTGGTTTGCGCAGGTGGAGAAATCAGGACGGTCTATACCGCCCGGCCCGTTGGAACGGGGCTGGTGCTGAGTGTGGAATATTTGGATGAGGTGTCTGACTGGATGGAAGGCGGTGTGAAATGACGAATGCAATTATGGGAATCGTGATGGCGTTGATGCTTGTTGAAAACAGCGGGCCAACAGATCGTGGAGCCTGTGGCGGCGTCGGGGTGCTTCAGATTACGGAAATAATGTTTCGGGAGTACGTCCGGCTGGGCGGGTTGCTTCCGCCGGAGGCGAGGGAAAGTCCGATGCTGTCGAAGCAGATTGCGCATAAGGTTTTGAGCGAACGGTTTAAACGGCGGGGAACAGACCCCTCCACGTCCGAGGGAATCCGTTACGCCGCGTGGCTCTGGAATCCGCACGATCCGAAGTATTACTCAAAGCTGAAAGGAAAATTAAATGAAGTGCCAGCGTGGGACTGAACAGAACGGGGGCTTATGAACGAGGTTAATGAAAGAGGGCAGCGGCTTCCGCCGTGCAGTGAGGAGGCGGAACGCGGGGTACTGGGCTCGGCGCTGATTGAGCCGATCCTGGTGATTTCGATGTTGAAGGGGAAGTTTTTGTTTACAGCGGATCATTTTTATGTGCCTGCGCACCGGGTGCTTTGGGAGAGTCTGGACGAAATGTATTTGGCGAATAAGCCGGTGGATTTGATGCTGGTTGGTGAGCACCTGAAAGATAATGAAATGCTGGATCAGGTGGGGGGTTATGCGTTTTTGGAGGGACTGATTGACAGCACGCCGACCTCGGCCCATGCGGAGTTTTATGCGGAACAGGTGCGCGCCAAGTGGATTCTGCGCGGCGCGATCCGGCAGGCGAATCTGGTGATTGATAAGGCGTATCTGCCGGACTCGACGGAGAACGCGGAGGCATTTCTGGCGGAGATCCCGAACGGGTTTATGCAGATTGCCGGCGGGATTGTGAAGGAGGAGAGGCGCTCGGACGCCTTTGACGCTGTGATTGAGGAAATTGAATATTCCAAAAGCCGTCAGGTGGCGATCAGCCGAGGCGAGATCCCCCCTCCTCCGCGCTATGTTTCGACGCCGTGGGAGGAGATCAATCAGAGCATCGGCGGCGGATTCCGTCCCTATTTCCATGTGATCGGAGCGGAAAGTTCTGCGGGGAAAACGACGATGGTGGCGCAGTTGGCGGAGCACATTGCGGGGACACTGGGAAAGAAGGTGCATTTTCTGTCGATGGACGCCGATGCCGAGGAGCACGCAGCGCGGGATATGTCGCGCAACTCGGGGGTGTCGTTGCCGAAGTTGATGAGCGGGTTTGCCCGGCGCGGCCAGATGGAGTCGTTTAAGGCGCAGGCCGCGCGGCTGGTTGGCCTTCCGATTGTGATTGACAGCAAGAGTTTCACGCTGGACGCGCAAGAGGCCAGCATTCGGATGAGCCATATGCGCAGTCAGATTGGTGTGGTGATTATCGACTATTTTCAGCTGACCCGGTTGGGCGATCATAAGGTGGACATGATGGAAAACTACCGGATCAGTGCCTGCTGCAAGCGCTATAAGGAGCTGGCGCGCGAGCTGGGAATTCCGTTCATCGGCCTATCGCAAGTCAACCGCTCGGCACACACACAGAACCGCTTTATTATGAAGCAGGATCTGCGCGGATCGGGGGAGATTGATGAAGTGGCGCACACGATTTTGCTGATGTATAAGGACCGAGACATCACGGACAGCAAGGGCAAAGTGACCACGACGGGGGCTTTGGAGGAAAACCATATTCGGCCGGTCTGGTGGGAATGGGTGAAGAATAAGAACGGCCCGCTGGGCGCCTACGAAACGTGGTTGTATTCCAATTATTTTAAATTTGAGATTGCCGCCGAGGGCGCGTTTGAAAGGGCGGCGCAGGCCCAGTCCGAGGGTCGGCTGGCGCACGGGATTCCGGCACGCGATGAAGGGCCGGATGAAGACGACCGGGAACCGGAGGGGATGATTTTGTAGGGAGAAAGATGAAACCTGAAACCTGAAACGTGAAACTTTTGGGATTTTAAAACTATGACTGCGAAGCTGACAAGAGACTGGTGGGTGTGTCTGTGCGACGAGTACGGCAATGCGCATCACATGACCGTGGGGGAGTGGCTGGGGGCCAACCGGCTGGCGTTGCTGCAAGGCGGCTGTGAGGCGCAGGCCGTGGCGCTGGCGGACAGTCTGGACAGCTCTCAGGCGGCGGGTCGGATTGTGAAGCGGCAGATTGCCGCAGCGCGGATTGCGGCGGCGGATGCCGCCGTGGCGGCAGAGAACGGGGGGGAGCTTTGCACGAAACTTGAAACTGGAAACCTGAAACCTGAGGGAAATGTATGACGGAAGTTATTGATTTGAGGCGGCTGTGCGCGCAAAGGCGCAAAGGCGCGAAGGTTTGGAAGATGGCGGGTCGCATTTTTAAAAGTGAGCTGGTGATCAGCTATGACCGGGCGACGGGGCGGAGCCGGTTGTTTTTCCGCCTTCGCCCGGGCTATAGCGGACAGGGAGGGATAGAGGTTGACCCGAATTACGCGCCCCGCACGAGCGGGTTAAAAATGAACGCGAAAGGGAAGCAAGTAGATGGCGAAGAAAACTAAACTGCTGGATTTGATCGCGCCGGTTGAGCTGTTTGGAAACAGCTATGCGTCTTCGTGCGGGGAACGGTGGAGTGCGGGTCTTCTATATGCCGAAGTGAAAAGGCAAAAGATTCAACCAGAGCGGTTTCCCCTGCGCTTTGCAAACACCTCGGAGTCTCCATTCGATGGAGATCGGATGTGCGACTTCATCTATCACGCCCGGCGCATTCTGAATGCGGACTATAGTATTCCGATTGTTATCAGTCCGCAGGGCGGAATTGTGGACGGATTTCACCGTGTTGCGCACGCGATTCTCGACGGAAAAGATTTTGTGATGTGTTACCGCTTGAATGAAATGCCGGAGCCGGACGGAAAGGATGAGCAATGAGCATTGAGCGGGTGAGCCGATGGTTTGCGATGGGGTTCCGGGCGGGTGAGGACGGGAAGGATGAGAGCGCCCTGCCCTTGTCGTCCTGCCCGGATGAGTGGCAGGCGGCGGAGCTTCGGGCGGGGTACGCAACTGCGTTGCGGAAATCTGAAATTGGAAATTTGAAACCTGAAAAAGAAGGTGGCGCACATATTCAGTTTTGGATGGTTTCCGGGGATTGGAAACACGCGGATGTTGAACGGGAGATTTTGACCACGGAATACACAGAAAACACGGAAGGGATGAACGTGGAGCACAGCGGCAAAGAAAGCCGCAGAGAGGACGGTTGACATGAACAGACCACGCAAGCGCGGCTTTCTTTGTACGCTGATGCGTTTTGTTCGGCGTCACCGTCCCTGGGTACAGTCACAACTGATTTCCCGCGACGGACAGATGATCTACACCGTGCGAGATCGGGAAGGCGACGAGCGCCAGGTGCTACACAATCAACGCGGGTGGGTGCCGGTGAGCGCGGCGCGGTTCTCGATGCTGCCATGCTTCGAGGACTACCACCGCGAGAAGTTTGAGACTGCGATTCCATATACGCCGAACAAGGTAATGGCCGGAAGCGGCAACTAACCTAAATGGTGTAAGATGGCTGATACGAAGTAGATACGAAAGAGCGAACAACGATGACGAAGGCGACGAAACATCCTGTGTACCCGGTGGTTGAGATCCGGGACGCGCTGGCGCTTCTGAAGGCGGAGGGCAATTTGATGCCGTCGCAGGCGGAGCTGAAGGCGAAGTACAACTGGCTGTTCAAGATGCGGGAGGCGAAGATTTTCCGGGAGGTGAATAATCCGCTGCTGTACGGCTATAAGCCGAGTATCTGGTTTATCTGTATGGCGCTGGTAGGGCTGGACTGGATGATTCCTCCGTCGCTGTTTAAGGACGACGGGACGCGCGTTGAGGGCGGGGAGGCGTTCGGGCGGGTGGTGCGCAAGGCGTTTGGTCTGGAGGTGCCGTGGGATGTGCTGTGCGTGCTGGGCGGCAACGGGTCGGCGAAGACGCATTTTGAATGTTACTGCGCGATGGCGAGCATATACAATTATCCTGACTCCAAGGTGCAGATGTACCATTTGGACAGTGAGACAAGCCGGGATATTCATCAGGCGCGGATGCACGAGTTTTTGATGCCGGAGGATCGGGGAACGCAGCGCAGCGAGCACGCTTATATTGCGTGGAAACAGAAGACGGGGTTTTCGGATAATAGTTTTATTCTGCCGAACCGGTCGGAGTGCCAGTTCCGGTATTACGAGCAGAAGGATGCCAAGCCGGAGGGGAGTGAGCCCGGCGATAAGACGGGTCGCAACCGGGCGGTGGGCTATGCGGCCGACGAGCTGGCTCCGATCGGGCTGATCAATACGCTGGATTTACGGCTGGCTCGTTTTAATTCTGTGGGGCTGATCGGGTTTACTCCGACGGAGGGGTATTCGACGACGGTGGGGCGGTTTGTCGATGGGGCCACGGCACTGCATTACGGCAAGGCGTTTCTGGTTCCGAGGGATAATCAGGGTCCGCTGCCGGAGATGGCATTTCAGCATGAGGATTGTCTGGAGTGGTTTGATTTTGAAAACGGAACGCTGAAGGAGTCGGAGAAAAGTGTTCCGGCCAAGTTGGTGGATAAGCGGCGGCTGATTGGAACGCACGAAGGACGGGAGTTTGCGGTTACGCCGAGGGTGATGCGGAGCGCCAGTAAGACGGACGGGCTGGTGTGCTTTTTCACGGACGACAACCGGTTTTTGGATCCGTTCAATGTGTGGAAAAAGGTGGACGGGAAGTCGGAGGATTATGTTTTTGAGCGGTACTACGGGTTTACGAAGCGCAAAATTGCGGGGGGGTTTCCTCTGTTTGATGAGGATGTCCACACAATCGCGCCGGAGGCGATTCCGAAGGAGGGAACGAATTACATGATTTGCGACCCGTCGGGGACGCGCAATATGTTTATGCAGTGGTTCCGCTGCACGTCGGATGAGGATGTTTTCCAGACGCGGGAGTGGCCGTGTCCGTCTTACGCGATTCCGGGCGAGGGGTTCACGGGTCCGTGGGCGGAGCCGAGCGATAACTCTAAGCGTTACGACGGGAAGATGGGCCCGGCGCAGAAGAATTTCGGCTGGAGCCTGTGGCAGTACAAGAAGGAAATTGCCCGGCTGGAGGGGTGGGAGTGCTATCAGGCCGACGCCACGGCGGCGGAGGTGAAGAAGTGGGACGAGAACGGCCCTGCCCGCGAAAAGGTTTATATGCGCTATCTCGATGCGCGGTTCGGCAACGCGGATCGCGGGTACGACGACGGCGGCCAGACCAATCTGTTTGAGCAGTTCGACGAGATCGGGCTGACGTTTTATGAAACGTCCGGCGGTGGTCAAACGCAACGCAGCATAAAGGAGGGGGTGCAGTTTATTAACGACTGGCTGGCGTATGACACCGGCAAGCCGGTGGACTTTACGAACCGTCCGACGCTGCGGATCAACAAGGAAAATCTGAATTCGATTTTTGCGATGAAGGTCTGGACGGGGCTCGATGGACAGAAGGGCGCCTGCAAGGATCCGATTGACTGCACGCGTATGGCGGCTCTGAAGCACATTTGTTACATGAACGAGCAGCGGGCGATGAGGTCCGCCGGGGGGGGGTGCTACTGATAGATGAAACCTGAAACCTGAAACTTGAAACCTGAAACCTGAAACCTGAAACTTGAAATTGAACACAGAGGAAACGAAGGAAACGGAGGAAAAGATCATGGATAAGAACGTGGAAATGATAGACGCCTTGGTGTTTGGTGATTTAGTGCGAGTGTTTCTTGAAATCGAAGGGTGCCGCAATGTCGAACTCCGCCTGACGATTGAGAAAGGCGATCTGATAGACGAAGTATCGTCCGTTTATTTTGTAAATCAGGTGATTCTTGTGGATGGGGAGTTTAAATAACCGGAGTTCCGGGTGTTGGAAATTTGAACAGAAGGCAACGAAGAGAAAGAAGGTGCCGATGAGTAAACAAAAGAAGAAAGAGTCCCCTGCCCTGGTTCCGGTGGATTATCCGTCGTTTCAACGGTCGCAGGTGGTGAAGGCGCTGGGAGAGAACGCGAAGCTGCGGCCGGCGTTTTACGTTAAGCGGCGGCACATTATGGATGCGTACGGGATTACGCGCCATACGTTTCGTCAGTTGGTGGATTCCGGGCAGCTGGAGAAGAAGCATTTTGTTTTTAAAGAGGTTGCCGCCGTGGCGGCAGAGAACGACTAAGTGAGCGGCGGGATGCTCCGGAAAGGAACGTATGATAAGATTAACATTACCACCATGCGACCACGACCAATGCGGGCCAACAGGATGTAAGCGAGTTTTCGATGGGCGGGTTCGACACACATTGTCCGCGCACAAAGTCCAGCACAACAACGATCCTCGCCGAAGCAGACGGGGGCGCAAATGAAACAACCTGTCTACCGCGCTCACCTGTTAAAATACAAGACTGGATTTAAGGCCGTGGTGAAATTTGAAGACTGGTCGCACACGGCCCAGTGGTACAAAACCGAGGAAGAAGCGATGCGCGAAACAGAACGCTTCTCGTTTAAATATTGGGATGGCGCAAAAATGGAATGGCACCCCACAATCGATAAACGAAGGAAGTCGAACAAAAAAGATCAGGGGCTGGATGCTCCGAGAAAGGACTCTAAATGAAGAATGAAATTTTGCCGGAGCAGACAGTACCTTCTGAATCGTCTGGTTCTGTTTTGCAGCTTGAACTTCCGAGCATTGGACTTGGAATCCAAAGAACATCTGGAACGTACCTGGCATTACTGCTTCACCTCGAAGCCGATCAAGCTGCCTCCGTGTTGGTCGAAGCTGCGAAGGATGTCGGCATCACACTCGAACAGATCACAGAAATTTGGAACGATAAAATGTGTCATAAGTGCGGAATGGCAACTCGGTTTCATCACCCGATTACTGGGGAATGCCAATAAAACAGAACGTTACCAATGAGCCTCCAAGGCTCGGAAAGGATTCTAAATGAACGATAAAATTTCAGGCGAGCCGAAGGTAGGTTCTCCATTGGCTGGTTCGGCAAAGTGCGTCGATTGCGGGGTTGATGTTCGCGATGACGACAAGTTCTGTCTGCGGTGTTGTGGAAAGCAGATTCCTTCTGGCCCACCACTGAAACGATGCAGGAAATACGGATTCAAAGTGACCTATGCGCAACGCCAAACGATGAAACTTGAGAAGGAAGTCTGCGGAGCCATTCCGGTTGACGCTGACGAATCGCGACACGCTGTGAAAATGGGACATCTTTATGTGGCTTGCAACGGGAAAACATACGTTGGCTACACATGGTGCTTCGCTTGTGGATCAGATTTTGGATTCAGCGAGTCTTATCCGCCGAACGCCACCGATGAGGCTTTGCAAAAACAACAAAAGGAGAATGACCAATGAAGAAAATTAAAGCACTACTGAGCGGGTTAGCAATAGTCTCTATGGGCTTGTTATCTGGATGTGATGCGCTTGTTTATCCGAATGACAAGATGATCGTCGCCAACAAGAAACTGGTTAAAGATGGAATGTTTGATTACAAAATCAACATAAACGCATCTCGATGCATAACCGTAAGAACAACCAACCAATTCTGCGTTGGGGAAGAACTTATTTTCACATCCAGATAACGACTGAAATCAGTCTGAGGCGTAGCCGATAGATTCTGGATTGACTGGTTGGAAAGGAATGAGATGAAATATTTTGTAACACACACAACGGGAACTTGGATTGAAGCCGAAACCGAAGAAATTGCGCAGGCCGAATTGTGCCGATTGATTCAGGAAAATATCGAGCCTTCGCATTGCTGTATCGACGGAGAAGATGATTCCAACAAGGTAATATGAGTAAAGAGCAACTAACTTAACTGGCGTAACGTGGCATCTGCCAGATATATAGAGAAGATTCGCAAGCGGAACTCTGCGCGCGGGAATCTTGGTGTGGCCGCTCGGCGGCGCATCCGCGAGGAGCAGGCCGTGGAAATGCGGGTTGTTGCTACCGTTCGCACGTCTGGGAGTCTTGGGGAACATTTGATTGAGCTTCTCGATTGCGGGGAACCGATGATGGTTTGGATTCGGGTTGACGGGAAAGTTAGAAGACCGCGCACTGCGCGGGGGTTTGTTACTGGTCTTGGGAAATGGTTGTGGAAACAAAGGAAGAGAACAGGGAGGACTGAATGAAGAAGTTTAAGAAGTGGATTGAGAGATGCCTGCCGGCTCGGCGGGTGGTGGTGGTTTTGAAGCTGGGTGGGGAGTCCGATGAGATGCTCTCCACGCTGCTGGCGGCGGGGCCGGAGGCGCACGTCTGGCGGGGGATGGATGAATGCTCGCGCCGGTTGATGGCTCGCTGGGAGGATGATGCCGAGGGGTCGCTGGAGGAGATGGGCCTGGCGGTGGTCAGGTCGCAGGCGTTGATGGAGCTGAGGGCCGATATGCTGGCGGTGTATCATGCGCGGCAGAAGAAGATTGCGGCGGGGAAGTAGGGAGCCAGTGCGGTGCGGGTTCCGCTGTAGCGGAAGAGAACGGGTGAACTTTTGAGGGGATGTCAAGGAGTTATCTCATGCTAATTTGATCCATTTCGGGTGAAGTTGGACGGATTGAGCGCGGCACGGTTTACATCGTGTCGCGTTTTACTTTTTCTGATCTCGCGGGAAGGGATTTCTCGCGAGGGAATCTGGCGGCCCTTCAATCTGCCAGTTCACTTGATGGAGAGCGTCATGAAAGAAAAAGGAAACCTGGATCAACAGCCGGACGCGGGACGCGTCGAAATTGTTGACGAAAACGCAGATACGCTGAATGCGTTGATTGACTCGATGGATGCCCCGGCCGCTGAGGAGCAGCCGGGAGAGAAACCTGAAGCTGGAAACCTGAAACCTGAAACAGAAGAAGTTTCGGCGGAAGAGGAACCGGAGACCGAGGACGGAGAGCCGGAGACTGAGGGCGAAGCCGTTGAAGAGGAAGAAGAGCTTACTGAGGAGCACAAGGGTGTGTTCTCGGAGGAGGCCTATAAGATCTTCAAGCAGCGGATTGGCAAGGAGAAAGGCAAGCGCGAGAAGCTGGTTACGGAGCGGGATGCTCTGCTGGCGGAACGCGATGAGCTGAAGAAGAGTGCCGATCCAGTGTTGCGGGAAGCCGTTAGTGCATCCGGGATTGCCCCGGAGTTTCTGGAGGGAGACGCCGCCCAAACGATTGCGGAGGCTGAAAAGCTGACGCATCGGATCGCCTGGGCCCGCAACGCAGCCAAGAACCCGGACGGGTTTGAGGATGCAGCCGGGAAGGTTTACAGCTCGAATGAGCTGCTGGCCTATGCGATGGAGCTGGCGACTGATCCCGAGAATATGGCTGTTCTGGCGGAAGCGCGCGCAACGAAGAAGAGCGCGCTGGCACGTCAGAAGGAGGCCATTGCCGAAGGTTTGAAGGTGATCACGGCTCGGGAGAAGGCGAAGAAGGCTCTGGCTCCCGGCGCGAAGAAGGCTGCTAAAGCCGTTCCCCCTGCCCCATCGAGTACACCCACCGCACCCAGTAAATCTGCATCGACAGGCGACTATCGTGACAAGTTTCGCAAGAGCGAGGGCACGATCGGCGACCTGATTGACGCTATTACCTAATCAGGAGATTTACCATGAGTTTGAGAACAGGACCTTTGACTGAATCCATTCAGTCAAATAAGAAGCTGGACTGGAGCGATGTGCTCCATACCGCCGGCCAAGTGACCGAGCCGTTTTTGGCGTTGCTGAAGGCGGGGAAGAAACCGATCAATAAAGAACATAGCTGGCCGGTGTATGAGCTGGGCCGCAGTGGATATGCGGGAGAGCTGGACGGAGCTGTTGCGGGCACCGCCAACAACCAGAGTCGCGGATCACTGAAGAGCGTTGCGCAGTGGGTTCGCAAAGTATGGCAGGTTACGCACTTTGCGGAGCTGACAGAAACCCACGGGGTGAAGGATGAGATTAAGTTCCAGAAGGAACAGGGTCTCCTTGATCTGCGGCAGGGTTTGGAAATGCTGTGTCTGTCCGCACAGGACTGCTCTGTTCAATCGGGGGAAACGCCGAATCAGACACGCGGCGCGGCGATGTGGCTGGCGAACAGCGGGCACAACGCGGAATATCCCATTGCCTCGGATTTCGTGGTCAGCTCCGGCTGCATCTATGACAGTACGCTGGCGGCATTCGACGCGGCGGCCTGTGAGGTGCTTCTGCGAACCGCTTCGATGGATCGTCTGGGTGCCGTGACGCTGGACGCGCAGTGCGGTCCGGCGCTGAAGGCTCGTATGGACGACTTCGGTGCGCATGACATTAAGGCGACCACGACCAATGCGGCGCTGAAGGTGTACAACGCGCAGGCGAAGGACAAGGAGTTTACGAGTGTGATCGACTTCTTCCAGTTCAGTTCCGGGCTGGTACGCACGCACCTGAACTACAACCTGTGGCGCGACTCTGCCGGTGCAAAAACCAGCATTTTGAGCAATGCAGGCGGGCTGTTCCTTGACATGAAGATGTGGGAAATCGCCTTCATGGACGCCATCAATCACGACGATCTGCCGTTTGACGGCGGGAATGTGAAGGGCCAGTGGCACGCGACGGCTATGCTGAAGTGTTTCATGCCGAAGGGCCAGGCGATGGTGACTCCGTCGGCTGAGGCGCTGAGTTAATCGAGATCCGGGCGGCTCTTGCCGCCCGGACAATGCTCAATGCTCAATGTTCAATGTTTAATTAAGGAGGAGAGATGAAGAAGTTTACGATGTTTGTGATGATCGCGTTGCTGGTGTTTGCCGGTATTGCGCAGGCCGCCGAATGGCGACCGGCGGACCTGATGGAACAGGCCCGCACCGGAGCCACCCGTGTTTATGAGGTGGACTACAGCGACCTGACCAACACTACGAACAACACCGCACAGACGCTGACGGTGAGTCTTCCTGCGAAGACGGCGGTGCAGTTCGTGATGATGGAGCTGGAGACGGCCTTTGACACCGAAAACACCAACTATACCGGAAGTCTGGCGGTGATTGTGGGGGACGGGACGGATGATGATCTGTTCCTGGACTCGACGGAGCTGGCGAGTGACGGCACGGAGGTCTGGAAGAAGTTTGCTGTGGCCAACGGCGGAACGATTGCGGTTACGGCGCAGACGATGGACGTTGAAACTGATCCTGTGCTGACGCTGCAAACGGATGATGTTGAATGCGATCCGGTTCTGACGCTGCAAACGGATGATGTTGAATGCGATCCGGTTCTGACGCTGCAAACGGATGATGTTGAATGCGATCCGGTTCTGACGCTGCAAACCGATTCCATTGAGGGTGATCCGGTGTTGACGTTGCAGACCGATACGGTTCTTGGCGACCCGGTGCTGACGCTGCAAACCGATTCCGTTGAGGGTGATCCGGTGTTGACGCTGCAAACCGATTCCATTGAGGGTGATCCGGTGTTGACGTTGCAGACCGATACGGTTCTTGGCGACCCGGTACTGACGGTAAACACCACCACAATAGAGGCTGATCCCGTGCTAACGCTGTACACTGTTTCACTTACGGACACGAACGGGGTTACAGCGCTTTGTGTCACCAACGTAACCGTTGCGACCACAACCTACACCGTCGTCACGAATGTGTCGGTAGCGACGACCAGTTATGACTTCCTGACGAACACGACGGTAGCGACGACCAGTTATGATGTTCTGACGAATGTCACGGTTGCGACAACTGCGTATGACTTCCTGACGAACACGACGGTAGCGACGACCAGTTATGATGTTCTGACGAATGTGTCGGTAGCGACAACCGCGTATGACTTCCTGACGAACACAACGGTAGCGACAACCACGTATTCGCCGCTGACGAACGTGACGGTTGCGACGACCACGTATTCGCCGCTGACGAACGCGACGGTAGCGACAACCACGTATTCGCCGCTGACGAACGTGACGGTTGCGACGACCACGTATTCGCCGTTGACGAACGCGACGGTAGCGACGACGACCTCGACTGTGGCGACGAACGCGACGGCTGTGTTTACTGCCGGGGTGCTTGGCGAGACGGTCTATACAGAGGTGGATACGCTCGACATTAAGTTCACTCCGAACGCGGATGAAGCGGTTGCCGACAACACCAGTGGAAAAGTGAGGTTCTACTTTAACGTGCAGAAATAAAGTGGCGAGTGTCGGGTGGCAAGTGGCGAGGGCCATTTGTTACCCGGCGCTTTTCCAATGATTGGAAAACGAATGTCTGGATTTTCGCAAGCGGTTCTCGACAAAGCGGCAGCGAAGCAGCGCAAGGCTGCGGAAAAGCGTTCTGTCAGCGCGGAGGTTGGAGCGGGCGGTGTCCGGACGCATCAGGTTGACTCGATCCTGTTCCATCAAGGGGTGGCGTATGGCCGCGAGCACGGGGTGCATCAGCCGTGGGATGATCCCAATTTTGTTCAGGAAGTGGAGAAGGTTCACCCGGAGATTGTGGTTGGAAGCGGCGGTGGGGGTTGCTCGCCGGTGACGGCATCTGCCCTGGAAGCTGCGAAACGCCTTGTTAGCAGGATGTAATCGGAGAGTTTAAAATGTCAGACGAAACCTATCAGCTTGATCGGATTGCGGCGGACGGGGGAAGCGAGAAGGGGTCTGCGGAGCAGGTGCAGGCGGTCAAGACGTGTCTGGATAAGATCCGCAAGGATCTGGTCGATAATGTTTATGCGGAGCGTGAGCGGCTTTCTCAGGTGCGGTTTTGTCAGTGGGACGGCCAGAGCGATGATGGCCGCAAGCATGATGTGGCGGGTGAGCGCGCCCTGCCCTTTGACGGGGCGAGCGATACGCGGCCATTCACGGCGGACGGGATTATCAATTTTATTGTGGCGGAGCTTTCGACGGCGGCGAGCCGGGCGGTTCCGCGTGATACGGGGATGGAGTCGTCGGATGCGCAGGGCGGCGGGTTTAATTCGACGCTGATCAAGTGGTTGATTACAAACCAGTGGGCGGACTACCGCCGGATGGTGGAGCTGGCGGTGCAATATGCCTATGGGGATTCTCCGGGCGGGGCGATGTTCTGGACGGACTGGGTTGAGGATAAAGAGGTTTCGCTGCAAAAGCTGACGGTGGAGGAGCTGGCTGCGCAATTAGGCGGCGAGCTGGATCCTGAGTCGAGTGAAGAGGAGCAGCTGAATATTCTGGATATGCTGTTCAACCCGGCGCGGTCGGCTGATTTGAAGGCGGTATTGAGCCAGTATTATCCGAATTTGTCTACGGGCCGGATTGCGAAGGTTGTGCGGTCGATCTATAAGGGCGAGGCAGCGGAGTTTCCGGTTCCGAGGGTGAAGAGTGCGATTCCGCGCGTCAAGGTTTTGCGGCTTTTCAAGGATGTGTTCTTTGATCGCAATGCGGAGGACATTCAACGGACTCCGGTGGCGGTGGCGGCGTACCATACGGCGGCGGGAATCCGCGAGGAAGCGGCAAAGCATGGGTGGAAGAAGTTATTTGTTGAAGATTTGCTGGAGAGCGGCAAGGGCCGGAGCGCGTTTAATGAGACCGCGCTGACGCCGGCGGCGGCGGCGATCAGTACGGAGGCGCAGCCCGATGCGGAGTTGTTTGAGATTTTGACGGTTTTCACGCGCGCGGTGAATGAGGACGGGATTCCCGGCGTGTACTGGCAAACCCTCTCTTATTTTGTGGAAGAGCCGGCGACGGATCGCAATTTGTTCGACCGGTCGCACGGGGAGTATCCGTTCGACTATTATTCGCGGGAGGCGTTGACGGCGTGTCTGGTGGACAGCCGGGGAGTGTCGGAGACGGCTGGAACGGATCAGAACAGCATCAAGCTGCTGGATGATAGTTTTGAGGATCATGTTCAGATTGCGACGGTTCCGATCCGCAAGATTCCGAAGGGGTATCCGGCGGGGACGTTCCGATGGGCTCCGGGTGCCGAGGTGGAGGTTGGTCCGCGCGACGGGGGATCAATCGGGTTTGTGGAGAACCCGGATTATCCGACGGCGAATAAGGATCATTACACCCGGATGCGGGTGAAGCTGTCGGAATACTGGGGTATTCCGTTTGAGGATGTTGATGAGCGGTTTCTGGTTTTATACAGCCAGCAGCGGGTGGACGGGTTGCTGTCGGTTTTGCGCAAAGTGTTTACGCGCTCGCTGCAACTGATCGACCAGTTTATGGAGCCGGAGCAGATTGCGCGGATTACGGGGCAGAGTGTGCAGAGCCTTAATCAGAATCGGCGGCAACGTTCTGAGATTCAGGGCAAGTACGATATTTCTTTGACGTTTGATGTGCGCGACCTGGACATGGAGTTCCTGATTAAAAAGGTGGATACGGCGCTGAAGATCCGTCAGCTCGACCCGAGCCAGCGGATCGATATTGGAAGTATTGCGGTGAATGCGATTTCGAGTCTGGATCCGAACTGGGCGCAGGATGCGGTTCGCAGCGAGGCAAAGGCCAATGCGGCAGAGGAGCAGGCGGCGAAGGATGATCTGGTGCGGATGCTGAACGGTGTGCAGGTGAGGCTTGCGGAGGATCCGTGGAGCATCGACCCGCAGACGCGCAAGCAGACGATGGATCAGGAGCTGATGCTCCGGCAGCAGAACCCGCAGGCGTTCCCGCCGATTACGCCGTCGGCGGCGGCGCTGATTCAGGATTACTTGCTCAATCTGGAGCAGATGGGTGTTCAGCAGCAGAATGCGATTACGGGCCGGACGGGGGTTGAGCAGACTGACCTCGCGACGCTCGGGCAGTCTGGCATGGAGCATGGAGCAGAGGGCATGGAGACGGGGGTCGGCCCTGACAACCAGCAACCGGCAACGATCAACCTTCAGCCCGGAGGGCAGCCATGAGAGAATTAACTTTCCAGACATTTTTTGAGGGGTTTGTTCCAAGCATTGGAAAGTCGGTTGAGGAGTTTCCGTGCGGGTCGGTGGACGGGGAGCGTCATTGCGCAGCGATCAATGCGGCGGTGCGCCGGGCGTATGAGTATGATTTTTTCCCGGAGACGCTGGTGATTGAGGAGCGGACACCGGACAGCGACAATGTGGTTGCGCAGGCGGAGAGCGGGGAGACGGAGATCGATACGGTGCAGGGTTTCTTTGCGTCGGAGGCGAATGCGCGGGCGTTCAGCTGTCCGCTGCCGGCGGAGCGGATTCCGAGCGGCTGGCTTTTGCAGGATGCGGCGGACAGCGTTTGGGTGCGGTTCCGTCCGGTGGCGCCGAAGTTTACGCGGGTGAAGTGGGATGTAACGAAGACCTACGCGGTGAATGATGTTCGTTATCTGGACACGAACGGGAAGTGCTATAAGGCGCTGCTGGCGGGTGCCGGGAACTATCCGGAGACGGCGACGACGTATTGGGCGGAGCAGCCCTTCCCTGGTTTCTTTGAGCCGTTTGTGCAGTATGCGGCGGCAGCGGCGAACTGGAAGTTTGAGCATCAGTGGAGCGAGGCCGGCTCGGCGGGGTCTGATGCGAAGGATGAGCTGTCGCGGCTGCGGGTTGTTGCGAAACAGCAGGGGGGACAGCTTTGAAACCTGAAATGGGAAACCTGAAACCTGAAATGGGAATTTGAAATGTCAACTTTGAACCGGAAACATTTATGGATTAAGGCGGACATCCGCAAGGGCGAGTTGGTCGATGCGGACACGGGGGAAGTGCTTAGCTGCTTCCGTGGGAATGATCTGGCTGTGCATGTGGCCTTCTTTAACGGGGGCACCCTTCTTTCTGTCGCCAACCTTACGCAAGCGGTGCTGACGGTGAAGGATCCGGCCGATCTGGAAGGGGATGCGTTGATGTATAAGGCGCAGGCGAGCCTGGATGATGATCTGACGGTTGCGGAGTGGAACGCGCGGGCCAATGAGCACGCGCTGTTTGAGTTTACGGGTGCAGAAACGAATGTGGATATTGATGCGCAGGTGTTTAAGGACCTCTACGTTGGCGTGAATGTGGATACGGATGATACGCCCGGCAAGGATTTGTGCTTTGGTACGGCGGATCTGCGGATTGTGGAGGACGGCCGGGGCGACGGAGACGACGCGCCGGAGATTCCTGCGGAGTATTATACGAAGGATCAGGCGGATGCGCGGTATGCGAGGTTGTACAGCGGGTCTTCAAACATCCGCTTTGTCGATGGGATGTATCTCGAATTATTTGACTATGGCGATTCGACATGGAAGCGGGTCGTTCTCAACAACGGGGAGTTACAAGTTTATGAAGAAGCGTAATACAGTTATCGGTTATTTGTTATTGGTTGTGGGGTGCGCTGCATTCGCGGATCCAACCAATACTGTCCCTGCGTCCGTCGCCGGGCGGACAGTCATGTGCGACACCAACGGGGCTGTTGTTGCCCCGACCAACTTTGTTGACGCCAACGGAATCGCCACGACAGGAGAAGTGGCGACGGTGGCGGCGAATCTGGTGACGGTTAGCAATGCGCTGGACATTGCCGAGGCGACGCTGGCGAGCACGACCGGGACAGTTGCGGATTTGACCTCTGATTTGGCGACGGTGAGCAACCGCACCGTTGCGCTGGAGGGGCGTTCCAATGTTTGGAACACGGCCTACGGCTGGGGCGACCATTCGGCGGCGGGTTACGCTGATGAGACGGCGGTCAGCGGTCAGATTTCAGCGGTCAGCAACCGGGTGACGGATGTGGAGGCCGAAACGAATGACTGGAACACGGCCTACGGCTGGGGCGACCATTCGGCGGCGGGTTACGCCGATGAGACGGCGGTCAGTGGTCAGATTTCAGCGGTCAGCAACCGGGTGGCGGTGCTGGAAACCAACACCCACACGATCGCCGAGGCCGACGCGCTGCTCGATGCAAAAGTAACTGCTCCTGTTTTGGACTACGGTTTAACCTATACGAGTATTGATGCGACGACAACGAGCCTGACGGGGTACACCGGAACGCCGGTGAATGTGGTAGTCCCTGGAACGGACCCAGCCACGGGGAAAACAGTTGTTAGTGCTGACGTTTCGGCGTTTGCAGGTGATACGAACCTCGTATCTATTGTTTTTTCGACTGGCTTAACGAACATCGCCGGGGGTGCATTCGATACGTGTACGAGTCTAGTCTCTGTTGTAACACCCGAAAGTTTGATAGGCATTGGAGATTACGCATTTGCCGCATGTAGCAGTCTCGCATCCATTACGCTTCCTGAAGAATTGACGAGTGTTGGAACTGCGGTATTTGGAGGATGTACGAGTTTGACGTCTATTACACTTCCTGATGGTTTAGCAACTATTCAGCCGGAAGCCTTTACCTCTGCTGGATTGACCTCAATTATATTTCCTGACGGTGTAACAAACATATATGATTCTGCCTTCGACACGTGTACGAATTTAGTCTCTCTTGTGTTTAGGGGGGATGCTCCCGCTCTAGGCGCGCAGGCTTTTCTTAATGTTACCGGCACTGTCTATTACCACGCGAGTGCG